CCACCTCCTCCCCGCCGGGGGTTGAACCCGGAACACGTCTCGCCCTCTTCGGGGCACGGCAGGTCCCCGGGGTGAGTGCCTCTCCGTTGGGCTACGGGGTGGAGGTGGTGGCGGGGTACGGTGGAGGAGTCGAACCTCCCTCTTCCCGGGCTACAACCCGCCTCCGCAGGTGCGGTTCCCGAGCGCCCTCCGCGGGCTACCGTACAAAGGCCGAAGGCCCGGGAGGTTCTCTCCGCGGGCCTCCGGGTGGGAGCTCATGCTCTCAGTCGTCGTCGAACCCCGGCGCGAAGCCGGAGCGGTTCCCCCGGGCGTCGGCCGCCACGGAGGCGCGGGGCGGGGGGGCGGCGGCCGGGCTCCGCGCGCCGAACCCGCGGGAGGCCCCGGGGCGGTTCCCGCCGGAGCCGGAGGAGGTGGAGCCACCCTCACCCCGGAGGTACTTCTGGAGCTCCTCCGAGGCCTTGGCCTGCCCCACCTTGGCCATGATGTCCTGCTGCTGCGCGATCCACGCCATGTCCCCGAGGGGGGAGTTCTTGCGGGAGCAGCGCACCGTGTACTTGGTGTCGTCCTTCCCGGTGCCCACGCGCTCGATCACGATGTCGCACCCGCCCTCCGTGGGGTTCGTGAAGTCCCCACCGGCGTCCTCGTCCTCGAGGATGCCCATGAGCTGGTCGAAGATCTGCTTCCCGTACCCGAGGATCACCGGCCCCATCTCCGGGCGCTTGCGGTCGATGACGTTGGAGTAGATGCGCTTCTGCGCCCTCATCCGGTAGGCCGCGTCCCGGTCCGCCGGGTTCCCGGAGGCGTTGAGTTCCGACACCCGGGAGCACACCACGCACGGCTGCTTCGCCATCATGCGGGGGCACGCGGACACCATCGGCCCCTTGGCGCCGGGGGCGTCGATGTAGTGCTCGTGCACGATCACGAAGCACGTCCTCTGCCCGGCCACCGGCGGGAGGAACCGCACCACGTTCTTCCCCACGGAGAGCTTGAGGAACTCCCCGCCGTCGGAGGCCCCCACCTCCTCCGCCTGCTCCCGCGCGGCGGCGAGGTCCACGCCCCCCCACTGCACGATCTCGCCACCGGCCTCCGCCACCACCATGTCGCTTCCGTTGCTCATCTAGTTCACCTCACGTTGTCCGTTCACTACACCACCTCAACCACCGCGGTTGAGGTTCTCCGTCGCGTCCCGCGCCATGCTCCGCAGGGCCGGGTCGCTACGCTTTTCGGCCAGGATCTGGTTGCCGAGGGCCGTCACCATGTGGCCCTTCGTCTCCAACGCCCGGCACACACCCTGGAGGCGCACCCGCTCCACCTCCGCGTCGATCTCCGCGAGGCGGGCGGCCTCCCACGCCGGGTCCGTGTCCACGGCGGCGTCCACCATGCTCTCCGTGGCCTTCGCGGGCTTCCCGGTGGCGGCGTCCTTCACGCCCTCCAGCAGCGTGCGGTGCTCCATGCGCAGGCGGGAGCGCGTCTTCTCGGAGTCGAGCTTCGCCTTGAGGTGCGCCCGGAGGGCCTCGGAGTACTTGTGCGTCCAGTACGCGAGGTCCGCGGGGAGGCGCACAAACTCCTCGTTGATCGTCTCCGGGTAGAGCTCCACGCACTGCCCGAGATAGTCGTCCACTTCGAGATCATGCAGCGTCGCCACGTTCACACCTCACATGCACCACACACCGGGGAGTTCCCGGCACCCCAGGGCTTGCCGCGGGCCTCCCGGTTCTACACCGGGAGGCGCGGAGGCGGGAGGTGCTCTCCCGCCCCCGTGGTCATTCCCCGTCCTTGATCTTCTCCAGCGAGCCCCATGCGTGCCCCCGCTCCGCGTCCACCACGAGGGGGACGCCGTTCACGGTGGGCCACCCGGTCATGATGGCGCGGCACCTCCGGGCGAGCTCCCGGGTGTAGCCCTTGAGGCTCTCCAGCACGATGGAGTCGTGCACGGTGAGAACCACCTTCGCGGGGAGGCGCTCCCGGAGGATCATGGCCACGATCGCGTTGAGGGAGGCGTTGCAGTAGAGCCCCGCCGTGCCCTGGACGGGGGTGTTCCAGGAGCTCCTCTCGGCCGTGCCCTTCTGAGGCCCCTCGGCGTCCCCGATGTGGTGGAGGGGGCGCCGTTGCGCCCGGAGGCCCCGCCAGTACGTCCACGCACACCCATGCTTGCGGGAGTAGGCGAGCTGCGCCTGCATCCAATCCCGCGCCACGGAGAACTCCCCGAGGATGGCCTCCCGGATGGCCCCGGCCTCCGCGGAGGTGATGCGCCGCCCGGCCTTCGCCGTGAGGTCGTCCGCGAGGGTGTCATCCCCCTTCCCGTAGGCGAGGGAGAAATTCACGATCTTCGCCGCGTCGCGGTGCTGCTTCGCCACCTGCTCCGGGGTGATCTTGAACACCGCGCACATCCCCGGGCTCCGCGCGGTGCGGAGGTGGAAGTCCTCCCCCGAGCGGAAGGCCGCGAGCATCTTGGGGTCCCCGGAGAGGTCGGCGAGCACCCGGAGCTCAATCTGGCTGTAATCCAGCACCAGAAGCTCCGTCTCCTCCCCCGGCGGGATGAAGTCGCACCACGGGGCGGCGGTGCGGTCCGGCACGCTCCACCGGGCCGGGTGGAGGGCCTCCCACCCGGCCACGAAGCAGTCCCGGGCCATCTTCCCCTCCGTGTGCCCCTCCTCGTCCACCACGCGGGGGATCGTCTGGAGGGGCGGGTCGGTGATGCTGAAGCGCCCGGTGCGGGCGCGCAGCACGTTGATGTTCGCGTGCACGCGCCCGTCGGGCTGCACGAAGGGGAGGAGGCCCGTTGCGTACACCGAATCGAGGCGGGCGAAGCGCCGGTAGTCGAGGATGGCCTGGGGCGCCGGGTGCTGCTGCCGCAGGAGCTTGAGCACGTCGCTCTCGGTGGAGGGCTTCCCCCCCTTCTCCGTCACCGCCCCCGGCGGCGGGCGGAGGCGGAGCTTCTCGTAGAGGAGCTCGCGGACCTCGTGGTGCGCCTCCGGGTTGATCTGGCCGAAGGCGTGGATGCGGGCGAGGGCCTCCCCGCGCTGGATGGCGAGGTAGGAGGCGAACGCCTGCACGGAGGCCACGTCCACGCCGATCCCCCACGTCTCCATCCTCACCACCGTCTCCGTGGCGGGGGCGATGAGCTCCTCCCACACCCGGGAGAGCTCCGGCTCCCGGGAGAGCCGGTCCCGGAACAGCACCTCCAGCCGCGCGGTGGCCACCGTGTCCCGGGCGTTGTAGCGGTCCCGGAGGTCCCCGGCGCAGAGGGCCATGTTCCACGCCCCCGGCGCCGCAGAGAACTCCTCCCGGGTGAGCCCACGCGGGAGGAGCTCCGGCTCCGCGGAGCCGAGGAGGAGGCCGCGCTGCGGCGAGGCCCGGGTGTCGAGGAGCTTCCGGGCGCGCACGTTGGCGGCCTCCCGCTCCGCGTCCATCTCCCCCTTCGCGCCACCCATCCCCACGAGCTCCTCCGACACGGAGAGCTTGGCCTCCGCGTCGGGTTCGAGGAGCCTCCGGCGGAGCATGGTGTCCCCGGAGTAGTTCCGCACCTCCACCCCCCATGCCTGCCCCACGGCGATGATGTCGTACTTCCCATTCTGCCCCACCTTCCCCACCGCCGGGTCCGCGAGGAGTAGCTCCGCCTCGCGCCGGATGGCGGGGTCGGCGATGGCCTCCTCCGGCCATAGGTAGGAGTCGTCCTCCCCGGCGGGGGTGAAGGCGAGGCTCACGATGCGGACACCGTGGCGGGAGAAGGCCACCCCCACCGTCTCCACGTCGAAGGCCACCCACGGAGCACGGGAGAGGGCGGCGCGGGCGGCGCGGGCCTCCTCCACGGTCTCCACCACCCGCACCACCCCATCCCACGGCGGCGCGGAGGGGTTGGTGTCGGGTCCGAGCGCCCAACGAAGGTCCCCCTCGAACCACTCCCGGACGAAGCGGTTGCGGAGGGCGGCGGCCGGGTGGAGGAGGTAGAACACCGGAGCCCCGGCCCCGGCGAGGTAGGTGTACCCCCGGCGGGTGGAGAGCACGGCGGGGTCTCTCCCCGTGAGGGAGGCGATGGCCCCGGAGCCGAGGGCGAGGATGCGCGCCGGGCGAACCGCCCGCACGGTGGCGGAGAGGTAGGGCCTGCACGCTTCCACGTGCGAAGGCACCACCTCCACGCCCTTCCCCGGGAGGCACTTCACCGCGTTGTCGTAGACGATGGGGCCGGGCCAGAGCTTCCGCACCACCCCCTGGAGGTACGCCCCCGTCGGCCCCACGAAGGGCCGCCCGGCCTTGTCCTCCTCCACCCCGGGGCGCTCCCCCACGCAGAGGAGCACCTCACGGGCTCCCGGCTCCCGGGCTCCCTCACCCCGGGGCCTCATGCACACGGAGGAGGCTGCCGCCCGGAGTGTGCACCGGGAGCAGTGGGGGTCCGGGCGGAGGCGGAGCCCGGCCTCCACGGGGAGCTCCGGGAGCTCCGTGTAAAGCGGGAGGGTTCTCATGGTGGGGTCACGCGGTGGGGAGGAGGTCCATGGCCGTCATGGTGCGCTCCACCCGGCCGCGGAGCTTCGAGCTCTCGATGCGCGCCACGAGAGGCACGGAGGGGGAGAGGGCCGCCACCCCGCGCGCCACGGCGTCGAGGGAGGGGTTCTTGCGCTGCTCCACCGGGAGGCGCTCCACCACGTAGTCCACCACGACCCGGAGGTGTTGGGCCTTGGCCACCACGTCCGGCACACCGGCGGGGGCCTCGGCATGGGCCGCCACGGCCCCGGGAGAGGCCAGCGGCGGGGAGGCCGGGGGGGAGGCCGCCGGGGCGGCCGGGGCGGGGGCGGCGGGGGCCGTGGGAGCCACCGGGAGGAGCTTCCCCCCGCCATCGGTGGAGTACCCGAGGGCGCTCATGCACCCGGACACGTCCCGGAAGAGGGCCTCCTCCGCCATGGTGGCGAAGAGGGTCGCGAGGAGGGGGCAGTGGCCGGTGTCCGCGAGGGCCTTCATGGTCTCCACCTGGGCCTCCGGCGTGAGGTTCGAACCGGCCCACAGCCACGCCACCACGGGCTCGAGGGAGGTGGCGGCCTTCACCTCCGGCGGGATGAGGCTCGCCGCGGAGGGAGCCCGAAGGTCCCGGGGCACCTCCACCCGCGGCGCGGGCTGCTCCTCCCACGGAGCCACGGCGGAGGCCGCCCGCGGGGGCACCACCGGCCGGGCCACGGCCTCCGCCACCGCCACCTGCACCGCGCTCCGGGGGGCCGGGTACGCACCCTCCCCCGCCATCGCCACCCGCTCCACGTAGCACTGGCGCCCGGCGGTGGGGGCCTCCGTGAGCTCCGGCACGGCGCGGAGCCGGTCCACGTCGAGGGCCGCGAGCACCTCCCGCGCGTCCGCGTACCCGAGCCCCTCCACGGAGAGCACACCCTCCGAGAACCGCACCCGGCGCACGAGGCCGAGTATGTTGGCCTTCCCAGCGAACCCATCCACTTCGAGCATCACACCTCACTCCTCTCGTTCGCGGCACCCTCGCCGCATCCATCCACACCCGGGCCACCGGCCCGGAGGCGGAGGCTTGCCGCCACCCGCTCCGGGTTCCGCCGTTCCAACCTCCACCGCCCGTCCCTCGTCTCCCACCTCCCGGCCCGGCGGCCGGGGCGGAAGTGGAGCGGGGAGCCGTAGTACGACACCTCCACCTCCGCCCGGGAGGCGCTCACCACCCGGACGAAGCAGAGCTCTCCGAACACGGCCCCCTCTTCGTAGAGGAGGGCGAGCTCCCCGGGGGTGAACTCCGGCTCCGCGGGGAGCCGGAGGAGGTTCTTCTTGTGGGCCTTCTTCTTCTTCTTCGGTTCAGAGCGTGGCATCGAGTGACCTCCGGGCCTCCTCACGCAGCCATGAGCCGGGCACCTCGTCCGGGTCCGTCTTGGGGGGGAGGCGAACATACCCGGCGCGCGCCCCCTCCAGGCGGAGGCGCATGGCGAGCGCCCAGCCGGTCTCATGGGCATCCCCGTCCAGCACGAACACCACGGGGCGGCGGGCGGCGGTGAGGGCCTCCACCTGGAGCTCCGAGTGGGTGCCGAGGAGGGCCACGCCGTCGGGCCAGAGGCCGGGGGCGAGGGCGTCGAACACCCCCTCCACCACGAGGGCCGGGGTGTCCGTCTCCACGGCGAGGGCGTCGGCGTTGTACAGGGCCTCCCCGCGCGGCATCCCCCGCGGGTAGCGGTACACCTCCACCTCCGGGTCCGCGGGCTTCTTCGTCCAGATGCGGCCCACGTACCCGAGGAGCTCCTCCCCGCCGGGGGCGAACACGGGGACCACCACGCGACCGCCGAAGCGGCCCCCGGCGAGGCACACCCCCACGCGGGCCTCCCGGAGCGTCTCCGGCGGGAGGCCGCGCCCGGCGAGGTAGCGGCGCGCGGGCTCCGCGGCGAGGGCGGAGGCCGCGGGCTCCTCGGCGAGGAGGAGGAACTCCTCCGGGAGCCGCTGCGCCTCCGTAGGCACGGAGGGGTCCACCGCCACCACCACGCACCGCCGCGCCACGTCGTCCGCGGCGTCGCCCCACAGGCGGCCCCGGGCGGAGCAGCGGAAGCAGTGCCACCACCCGGAGGAGCCGTTGATGGAGAGCGCCCGGTGCCGGTCCGGCGTCCCCATGCGGTACACGCACACGGGGCAGGGGGCGCGGAGGTACCCGCCGTTCCCGGAGGCGTTCGCGAGGGCGGAGCGAACGAGAGAGTCCCGGTCCTCCCGGGTGAGCCCCCCGCCCCTCACAGGTCCGCGCCTCCCACGTCGGGCGCGGTGGGCACGAACACCGGCGGGGCCACCCGGGCGCACGCGAAGTCATGCGGGAGCGGCCCCACGGAGCCCCCGGCCTTCCCGTGCCGGAACTTGGCCACGTGGAAGAGCACCTCCGCGCCCTCCGAACGGGGGTTGAGGGTGACGATGAGGTCCGCCACGCGGGCCTTGTGCTTGGAGTCCGCGAGGTCGGAGGTGGTGAGCGTCTCCTTCTTGTGCTTCCCGTTCCCGCCGTCGCCCTTGCTCTGCGAGGCGGTCCACCACCACGTCTTCGCCTTCTGCGCACACACGCGCCCAGCCTCGTAGACCTTCTTGCAGGCGAGGTACTCGGAGGGCTGCTTCTCCTCCGGGATGAGCTTGTCGAAGTAGTCCACGATCACCACGTCCGGCGTTCGCCCCTCCCGCTGGCCGAGCACCTTCGTCCACTCCTCCAGGTCCGCGATGGTGGTGGCGTCCGCCGTGAACTCCTCCACGATGAGCGCCCCGAGGGAGGGGTAGGCGGAGAGCATGGCGAGGGCCGCGTGAGGCCCCTCCGCGAGGATGGTGTTGATGGGGATGCCGGTGATGTTGGAGAGCACCCGGGAGAGCCACACCGGGCGCGGCACCTCCAACGTGGCCACCACCACGAAGAGCCCGGCGAGCACCGCCGCCGCCGCCACCTGGGCGAGGGCGAGGCTCTTGCCCCCGCCGGTGTCCGCCACCACCACGCCGAGGGAGCCGCGCGGGAGGCCGCCGTCGAGGATGGTGTCGAGCTCCAGTACTCCGGTGGAGAGGCGCTCCATGTGGCGCATGGCGGCGATCTCCTCCGCCATCTCCGGCCCCAGCTTCGTCCCGAGCGAGATGTTCACCCGGCCGATGCGCCCGGCCTCGTTCACGAGCCGAACGAGGGCGTTCATGTTCCCGCGCTTGGAGTACGTGTCCCCGGCGGCGCGAACGATGGTCTTCTCCATTCGGCGGCGGAGGAGGGGGGCGAGCTCCGCCACGGCCTGCTCCTCCGTGGGGAGCGGGAACCGGGCGTCCTCCTCCGCGGCGGTGAAGTAGTCATCCACCGCCTGCACCTCCGCCATCGTCACCCGGCCGCCCGGGTCCACCATGCGCCGGAGGCGCTGGAGCACGATCACGAGCCCATCGGGGCCGCGCCCGATGTCCGTGAACACCGCGTGTGCGGCGGTGAGGGCGAGCCGGGCCTCCGGGGCGGCGAGGGCCTCCACCTCCAGGGCGTACCCGGTGGAGCCGTAGAAGGCTGGGCGGGAGCACGCGAGGAACACCATGGCGCGCTCAAAGCGGGGGTCGAAGTTGTACGGATCAGCAGCCACGCGGGAGAACCTCCTTCACCACAAGAACTCGCCGCGCTCCACCCGGTCCCGGAGGGCGCGTTCCTCCCGGCTTGCCGTCTCCCG